AAACAGGCGATTATCAACTGCCGATCTGATGAGCTGGATGTTGCTGGTGGGTTTACTCATGTTGCAGTTACTGTCACTGTTGGCACTGCTGCAAGCGACATGGGCGCGGTAATTATCGGCCTAGACGGTCGCTATCAGCCGGTTGCTGATTTAGCGTCTGTTGATGAAGTGATTAGCTGATGAAAATCGTCCTGGACACTGCACCAGTCGTTGAGCCTATCACCGTTCAGTCGGTGAAAGAGCAGCTGCGCATTGATTACAGTGACGAGGACGACTACATTGATTTGTGTATTTCTACTGCGCGAGTATGGGCAGAGGAGTACACAAATCGGAAGCTGATTACCCAAACCTGGAACCTCTATCTTGATCGGTTTCCTTTTGAGATAGTGGTTCCGTTTGGCTCGCTACAGTCTATTAATTCGATCCAATACTACGACACCAACAACGCATTGCAGACGTTGCCTAGCAACGAATATGACGTTGATACAGCGGCAGTATTGGGCAAGATAAGACCGGCAGACGGCTATTCATGGCCAGCGGTCTACAATCGGTATAACCCGATTGTTATCAACTTTGATTGCGGCTATGGCGACACTGCTGCACGCGTGCCAGCACCTATTGTGCATGGTTTGAAGTACACTGTTGCGCAGTTGTTTGAAAACCGCGAAAGCATGCAGGGTCTACCTGATGCAGTAAAAAGCCTGCTTTTCCCGTACATCATATTTAACTATGGAGACAGCTAGACATGGCTGATATTTCAGTAACGGCATCCAGTGTTGTACCTGGTGCAACCGCAAGACGCCAAACAAAAACAGCCTCCGTTGCTATTACTGCCGGTCAGGTTGTCTACGTTAACTCAAGCGATCAGTTAGCACTGGCAGACAACGACGCTAGTGCGACTACTGCCGCAGCGGTTGGCATCGCGCTTAACTCATGCGCAGCTAACCAACCGTGCAGCTATGCAACGTCGGGAGCAGTCACGTTTAACGCTGTGTTGACGGCTGGCACTATCTACGTGCTGTCAGCTACCGCTGGTGGTATTGCGCCTGCTGCTGATTTGGCGAGCGATGATTACGTGACTATTCTCGGCGTAGCGTCGAGCACCACAAGCCTGACAGTTAACATCTTTGCCAGTGGGCATCAGGTGTAATTGATGGCTGACAAGCCCGGCAAGATGGATCAGCGCATTACGTTCAAGGCCGAATCCCGCAACGACGATGGTCTTGGTGGAGCTGTTCGCGGATGGACTGACATTCCTGTCACGCCGACAGTCTGGGCAGCGGTGCGTGCAAAGTCTGGCCGGGAAAGGTTTGATACAGATCGCGTCAACGCCGAAGCGGGTTATGTTTTCACAATACGCAACCGCGCCGACATCGATGAGCGTAATGTAATTGTTTGGAACAGTCGCCAGTTCAATATCCGCTTCGTGCGGCAGTTGTCTAACAGGCCGCTCTACATGGAGATTGAAGCCGACCAAGGTGCTGCGATATGAGTATCGACATAAGCGGCGACAAAGAGGTTATCAAGGCGCTTGAGTCTATCGGCATACGCAAAGCAGGTAATGTAATTCGCAGCGCGATACGCAAAGAAGCGCGTGAGGCGAGAGATAAAATTCGCGCAAACGCTCCGGTGCATCCAGATGATGTTGTAAAGTACGCAAAAGGTGAATCCAAAAAGATTACAAAAAAAGGCACGCTAAAACGAGCTATAAAATCGAAAGACAGAAAGCCAAGAAACGGCGTATACCAAACCAATGTTTATGTGGATCAAGGAAAAAACAAAAAGAACGACGCTTATTATTGGCACATGGTCGAGTACGGCACTGTCAACATGCCTGCCAAGCCGTTTATAAGGCCGGTAGAGGCTTCAAAAGAACAAAGCGCCGAGCGAGATATTAAGTTTGAGTTTCTTGCAGGCATTGCAAAAGAATTGCAAAAGGCACTTAAATGAGTTTAACCCAGATACAAGGCGCAATTTACAGCAAGTTAACTGCATCAAGTGCGGTGATGGCGCTTGTTACTGGTGTTTACGATGACGTTCCACAAGCAGCGAAAAGCGAAGACGATGGCGCTTTCCCGTTTATCGTTATCGGTGATGACGATTATCTAAGCTGGGACACGGACACAGAGGTTGGATGGCAGTGTGATTTCAGGGTACATATCTGGTCACGCTACCTCGGCAAAAAAGAGCTACTCGATATCGCAAACGCTGTTCACAATGCACTAAACAGGACAGCGACAAGCACTACAGGTTATCATGTACTGGACATTAACCATGTCTCAACTGACAGTTTTGTTGAGCCTGACGGCAAGACAAGACACGGCATACTGCAATTCAAAATGTACTTCGAGGTGATTTAACATGGCAGCACAAAAAGGCCGCGCTTTTGCAATCAAGAAAAATGGCACTGTTATCGCCGGGATGCAAGCCAAAACAGCATCAGTCAACAACAACCCTGTTGATGTTACCACCGACGATGAGCTTGGCTTCCGCACGCTTATGAGTGACCCTGGCGTCAAGTCGATGGATATTTCATTCGACGGCATCACGAAAGACACCACACTTCGCGCATTGATCATGGCAAACGCCAGCCAGTTGTTTACCGACATCACGCTTGAATATCCGAACGGCGACACTGTTTCTGGTGACTTTTTCCTGGCTAACTTGGAAGAGGCTGGTGACACTGGCGACGCGCTCAAGTTTAGTGGGTCTCTGCAATCAAGTGGTGTTTGGACGTATACGGCGGCGTAAACTATGTTTGATCCGATAGTTATCGACTACAATGGCGAAACGAAAACGATCAAGCCCAACGAGATAATGCCTTTGATCGCTCAGGTTGAGCGCATTATCTCGCTACCGCGCCTGATGGAGTCTGTTCAGGAGGGTGAGCCACCTATGGCCGCTATGGCTATGGCTTACGGTAAGATCCTTCGCTATGCTGGTTTTAGGGTCACTGACGGTGACGTTTATGCCGACATGTTCAGTGGTGAAGGCGCGATGAGTGCGGCGACTGACGCAACGCAGGCAGTTCTTGCGTTGATGGTGCCGCCTAATGTTTTGCGTGGCGAACCCAAAAAAAAAGCGGAAAAGAAAACGGTAGTGATCGACCCGGATACATAACGGACGAGTGCTACCTGCTTGCTCGCTCATGGGGCATCCAGCCGTCTGAGTTTTGGTCTATGCACCCGGATTCGTTTTGGATTGAGTATGAAGCTAAACTAGAGGTTCAAAACGACGCGACAAACGAAACGGACTGGGACTACCTGTTAACGCTTTTGGATGATTAAAAATGGCTATAGTAATCCGATTCATCGCAGAGACAGGTGCCTATATCGCAGGCGTTCAGCGTGCGATAGACAAAACCGAAGTATTCAGCAAGAAATCAGTACAACAATTCCGCGACGTTACCAACGTTGTAGGTAAGTGGGCTGCTGCAACGGCAGCCGCTATGGGCGCAGCTGGAATAGCCGTATCAAAACAATCTGCCGAATCGGCAAAGCAAATCAAAATGCTATCTCAAGTCGCTGGTGAGTCTGTTGAAAACTTCCAGCGGTACGCTTATGCAGCAAAATCAGTCGGCTTTGAGCAAGACAAGCTTGCAGATGCTTTCAAAGACACCCTAGATAAAATCGGTGATTTTAATCAAGCAGGCGCTGGCCCGTTGGTTGATTTCTTTGAGCAGATTGCGCCAAAGATTGGAGTGACGCGAAAGCAATTTGAAGGGCTTTCAGGCAAAAACGCACTACAGCTTTACGTCTCGTCACTGGAGCAAGCAAACCTTTCTCAAGCCGACATGACGTTTTACATGGAGGCCATCGCCAGCGATGCCACCGCGCTACTGCCATTGCTGCGCGACAATGGAAGAGAGCTTAACAGGCTTGCGCTTGAGGCTGATAATCTCGGCATAGTGCTGTCGGATGTTGATATCGAAAGGCTTGCTCAAATGGGCACGTCGTTCGATAAAATATCAGCAAAAATCGAAGTCGCAAAACAACAGATAGCTCTCGGATTGATGCCACTGATCACTGCTGTCGCTGATCGCATTCTTGATGGCAGTAACGAGATGGGCGGTTTTGAGCAGATTACAGTTAAGGTGCTCAACGCAGCCGTGGCAGCTATGGGGCCATTCCTTGACGCTTGGCACACTTTAAAGATCGCTCTGGCCGCAGTTGCCAAGGGCACACACTTTATGTACACAGGATTTAAGTCGTTTTTTGTCTGGTTGATTGATGTCAGCGCATATTGGATTGATCAATTTACGAATGGCTTGAACCTGATAATCAAGAACATAAACACGTTCAACCCGTTTGAAAAAATCCCGCTAATCGACACTGTTAGCGACTCCGCGTTCATGAAAGCAGTGCGCAGGTCGCAGGCTGAGACTGAGCAGATCTTTGGGATGATTTCTGAGGACTTCCAGAACCTGCTGATGTCTGACTTGCCAAGCAAGCAATTAAAGGCGTTTGTCGCGGATGTTGTCGAGCAAAGCAATGTTATCCGCAGCAGCTTGGTAATTCCTGACGCAGGCGGCGGCAAAACAGACGGCGGTAATGGTGGCGGCGATGATAACGCATTCGAGCAAAACAGGCGCAAAGAGCGACTGTCGCTAATCCGCGAATCACTCAAAGAAGAAGAAGACTTGCTTCGGCATGACTATCAGATCAAGCGTGACGACTTGCTGACAGCTTTAGAGCAAGGCGTAATTGATGAATCTGACTATCGTATGCTGTCGATAGCTGCTGAGCAAAAGTACATGGAGGACTTGTACAACATCCGAAAGTCTGGCTACGACGGAATGAATGAGCTAATCCGCGAGCATTACGGTTTTGCTGCAAGCGAGACTGTAGGCGCATTCCGGAGCATGATTGAAACGGCGTCAACCGGCAGCAAGAAGATGTTTAAGGTCAACCAGGCGCTTGCGCTGAGTGATGCACTGATAAGCACTTATCAGGGTATTGCCGCAGGCGTAAAGCTCGGATGGCCGCAAGCCATCCCGGCAGTCGCGTGGGCTGCTGCAAATGGTTTTGCTCAAGTTAGCAAAATCAGATCGATGAGCTATGGAGGAGGTGGCGGTGGATCTGGCGGCGGCGCTGCGTCTGCATCAAGTGCAGCTCCATCTGCTGAGCCACCACCAAATACGTTTAACGTAGCAGTTAACGGGCTTAACCCAAATCAAATGTTCAGCGGTGGTCAGTTTGGCGACATTATCGGCCTGATCAACGATAGACTGCGCGCAGGCGATAGGCTTGTGGGGATTACTGCATGAGCGTGATCATATCGCCAAACCTAACGATCAACTCGCAACCAGGCGACATCGCAAACAGGCCACGCATACTTGTCGATAACGTTTTTCAGCAAGGTACTGTAACGGCATCCAGTGAAGTCGGCGCGGATAATGGCTGGCTTGAGAACGCGGTTGATGGTGGCACGTATGACTGGTGGGAGTGGTCAGCATTACCGGCAACGCTGGAAGTCACGCTATCCACTGCTTACCCGGTTGATATGTGCGCCATTGGCCTGCATACCGGACTGACGTTCGTTTTTCAGTATTACGATGGTGCGGACTGGGTTGATTTACATGAGGCTGTACAGACCACTACAACGGCAGTGCACGCGGTTATATTTACCGAGGTAACTGCGTCACGATTTAGGATCAGCATAACCGAAGCTGCTGATCTGAGCATTCTCGGAATAGTCATGCTCGGCAAGTCGATACAACTGCCAAAAACGTTCTACGGTGGACACGCACCGATCAATCTAAACCGGACAACACAGATAGTCCGCAACAAAACAGAAAACGGATTTGATGCTGGCGTGTACTCGCTGCGCACTGGCGCTGCTACCAGCGTGCAGATAGATAACATGAAACCTTCGTGGATTAGGAATAACCTTGAGGCGTTGAATAAAGAGCTTGAGATTAAGCCGTTCGTGTTCGCTTGGAGACCTTCTACTTTTCCGAACGATGTGGCTTACTGTTGGCTCAACTCGCCAATCAAGGCAGTGAACAGCGGGCCAAGAGATTACATGACGTTGAGCTTTGATATTCAGGCTTTCGTGGGTGGTGGCGTCGTTGGTTGGCCGCTGCCAGATCCTATTTATGTGGCGGTGTCGTTGGGCGACGGCATAGGCACTACACAGACAAGAATGTATATTTTTGATTCGCTAACAAATACACCAACAATTAGAAATTATGTCGCCACTTATTCAGGTAACGGTTCGGGTTTTGAAAGAGTTATAAAAGTTTCAAACGGAAATTTGGTGGTAGCGTCAAGATTAGGCTTAATACTTTATTCAACCGATAACGGCGTAACACTAACAGCCGCCGTAACAACAGCAACAAATATTCATTTTTGGGCAGCAGAGCAATCTACCACAGGAACTATAATTGTTGCTGGTGGTGCGGGTGGTGCTACACCGTTCGGATATAATAGGCGCATTTACAGGTCCACTGATAACGGTGTCAGTTACACTTTAGTTAAATCAGACGGACTTGCAGCAATTTATTCAGTAGCTACAGATAATGCAGGTACTTGGTGCGCTATCGGTTATGGTCAAAAAATGTATGTGTCAACAGATGACGGGATTACATGGACTGATTTAACAGCAGGACAAAGCGGTTTAACCGGTGTCGATAATTGCTTAATAAAATGGGATTCAACCAATTCGGTTTTTATTATCGTTCAGGAATCAACCGGCGGTAAAATTATGCGGGTTAGAACTACGCCAAATGGATACTCCAGCGTTGAAGTAAATTCTGGCGTAACAGCGGGCGGCACAACTTCTCAGTTCGATTTTAATGATGAGTATTTGTTTGTTGCCGCGCCAACCCTATCAACAGTGGTCGGAAATATTAATGGGTTGTACCGCGTAGCCAGGGATTATTCAGGATCGTTTACTAAAGTGTTGGAAGGAGATGAAACGGTTGCGGGCAGGCCAGCAGGCGTTAAGTGTTTTGGTTCAAGCGTTTACGCATTTAGTCAGCAGTTGGTTTACAGAAGCGACGACAACGGGGATACATGGGAGCTTGTCCAGACGCTTACTGACGACTTTGCAAACGCAGCAAACGAAGGCAGGCGAGCGAACTAATGAGCAACCAACCAGCATTTTTATACAGCAGCGTCCTGACTGGGTGGCCGAACGAGCTAAACGCCAAGCGGTATATTTTCACACCTTTGAATCCGATCATTACAGGCGCTCCAGACGAATCAACCGAGTGCGATTGTGTTGGTATCAGCATGCCTAACGAGTCAGGTACATTGCAGGTTTACAGCTCTGATGATGGAAGCTCATGGACGTTACGCGTAACAGCGCCAGCGTACAAGATGCGTAACAGTATGACGTTTTTTGACGCTGTTGACGCGCCTTTTTGGTACGTGCAGGCTGTAGGGTTCAGCAGCGTTGCCGTTATCAAGCTGGGCAGGGCTGTTAGGATGGATCAGAGAAACTACCAGGGCGTGGCACCAACAGCGTTTAACCAGTCTGTCAACATGACGCCGCAATCAATGAGCATGGGGCAATGGCTAGGCAGGCAGTCATACGGGCGCACGGGTGGCATGTCGTATCAGTTTGACCATACCACATCGGCCTGGGTGCGAGCCAACGCTATGGATTTGATCGAGGCGCTACGCACAGGCTCAGGCGTATTCTACGGATGGCGTCCTGACAAATATCCTCAGGACGTAATCTATGGCCATCTGAGCAACCCTGTCAACCTGACAAACACCGGCACGCTCAGCTACATGAGCGGGACAATTGCTATCGATGGCGTGTATGATGGGACATACAACACACTGGCAACCTACAGCGTGACACCACCGGAATTGGAATGACGCAGCGAATACAAATCGTTAAACTTGACCAGCCTCTATGCGTTAACACGCACGGCAGTGCACCGTGCACTGCTTCTGGTACGCAGTGCTACAACACGCTCAAAACATGCCAGGACACGGCAAACTATAGCGACGATACCGGCGATAACGTCTTGTCGATGTACTTCCATACCGAGTGCGAAAACCCCATGCTGATCGCCGGTATGTTTCCAACGCTAACCGGCCTGTCTACTAGACCAGCAGTGGTAAACATCGCCAGTGCTGATCCAGACAAGCAACCGCTAGGCAGCAGGGCTGAAGCAACGTCAATGCTGCGCGACCATCCGTACCATGACCGGCACGTTGACCCGTACTTCCGCACACGCGGATACAACCCGCTCAACAGGGCGACGTTTTGGAGCAAATGGTTAGCTCGCAACGACAATTACGAGGGGCTTGAGGTCACTGTATACGACGGATTCGAGGGCGAGTTGCTTGGCGACATGTCCAAAAGCTACTACGTGCTAGACAAGATAACCGGACCCGGTAGCGACGGCATGGTTACGCTGCACCTGACCGACGTTCTGAAAAAAGCCGACAACGACCGGGCTACAGTGCCGCCGGTTAGCGAAGGTTACATTGACGCTGACATAACTGACAGCGACACGAGTGTTACGCTGATACCCGCTGGTGTTGGCTCAGCGACTTACGACGACGGCTCTTTGCGTTACCCGGCGTCAGGTACGATCACCATTGGTGGCGGTAGCGAGATAATTACCTACACTCGATCAGGTGATGTCTTAACGCTAACCAGGGGATCAAGCCCGACATCTTACAGCGAGGGCGACCTTGTTCAGATAGCTGAGATACTTGTTAGCGAGCGGATTGATTTAATCCTCGCTCGATGGCTTAAACGATTCGCTGGCGTGCCTGCTGCATGGATTAATACGACGACTTGGGCGACCGAGATTGCCGACAATTTACCACTGGCTACATTCACAGCAGAGATATACCGGCCAACTGGCGCTAACGAGTTGATCGGCGAGTTATTGCGAGACGCTGGCTGTTTTCTGGTGCCAAACATCATTCAAAAAAGCATCGAGCTGAAAGTATTGCGCTCGTTGCCGGTGAGCAAATACATCGATGACAGCAGCAACATTCTGCTTGGTTCGTTTCGACAAAACCGCCGACCTGAGTTGCGACTGACTCAGCTTTGGATGTTTTACAATATCCGCGACACGTTCGGAAGTGTTACCGATCCTGGCAACTTTACGCGCTGGCTTGTTACGTTAAGTGACAATGCGGCAACGGCTAATCAGCAACGCATAAAGCGCATTTACAGCCGCTTTTTGAAGTCGGCAAACATCAGTCTGGTTGAGCAAACTGTTGGGCGCATCGTCGAGCGTTACGGCACTGAGCCGGTCGAATACGAGTTTGCGCTTGATGGTTTGGACGAAGCAGACCTTGAGCTTGGCCAAGTTGCCGTACTGCGTCACCGCGAACTTGTTGACCAGCATGGCAACCGGCGCGATACTACTGTACAGATAGTCAGCCGACACGAAACAGAGCGCGGTGGTAAAGTTCTGTATAAGGCGCAGGCGTTTGATTTTACGTTCGCGACGGTCTTGTGGCCGCTTGACACCACCAACGATTGGGCGAGTGCGACAAGCGAAGAGAAAGGCATCTACGTTTATTTTACAGATGATGACGGTTTAATCGATGGCGAGACCGCGCCGGTACTGGGGTAATTTATGGCAATTTATACAGAGATACTAGACGCAGACATAGCACCAGGGCAGCCAGCATTTAGCAGTGTGATGGAGCGACTGCGCGATAACCCGATTGCAATAGCGCAAGGTGACGCGACGGTTCCTGCCGCTAACAAAATAGTTGTGGCTGCGTTTAAACAGCCTACGAGTGCAAGCCAAACGGCAGTCCTGGCGCACCAAGGTGCTACGCAGTTGTTGGGCGACCTAAACGGCACTGTAAGATTTTTTCAGGGCATAGTTATTGTTGGTGGCGCGTATACGTTCGCTGGCACAATATCTGCTACGTTCGGAACAAGCGTTACAATCTACGTCAATGATGTATCTGTGGCAACACCTGGGACAACTGCGTTTACTGAGGCGCTTACGCTATCGTCTGGTGATCAGGTTAGGGTGGACGTGTCTAGCTCAGCATCGTCTGAGGTTACGTTGTCAGATTTTAGGTTGCTGTCAGAAATCTATGTTCCAATGGCACAATGTCAGTTTAACAGATTTGTTTCGAATCAATCAGTGTAGGTAATTGATAATGGCCGCAGCAATTTACCAAGGCTACATAAAAGACGAGACCGGCGCGATCATCGAAGGCGCAAGCGTCGAAGTGCGCGATCAGGACACCAACGCGATAGTCGATCTATGGTCTAACCGCGCTACCACATCGACCAAGACCAATCCGACAACGACTGACGCCAACGGGTATTATTTTTTCTACCGGACAGCAGGTCGGTACAAGATAACGGTTACAAGTGGAGCCTACAGCGCGACGTTTAACAACGTCAGCATAGGCACTGCTCAAGAGTATGACACCGGCACAGACGCAGGCGACATCCCGCTAAATAGCGACCTGGCTACCGTCGCTGGCACTGGTGACTATGACGATTTGATCAACAAACCAACGCTTGGCACTATCGTATCGTACAACTACGGCACGGCTGGCGGCGAGGTGCAAACCAACAGCCTCAACGATGCGCGGTTTTTCCGAATCGGTAACAATTTATCCGAGGGGACAGCCAGCGCCATGCGCGCTAACCTGGCGCTTGGTAGCGGCGATGCTGTTACTTTTGCCAGTGTTGCAGCGGCAACTATCGACACCGGCCAAGGCGCTGTTGAGTGTTATGCGATGGATCAGGCTGTATCTACAACCAGTACAGTTACTTTCGCGCAGATTAACGGCGACAATATCCGTATTGACGGTAACACGATTAGCAGTACCAATACTAACGGTAACATCACCATTGACACGAACGGGACTGGTACTGTTGAGTTGGCGGCTAATACTAATGTAACCGGCGCAATCAGTGCTACGAATAGCGGAGCTAACGCCGACATAAATATAACATCAGGAACTGCCTCTGTAACAACTGGTACATCAACACTCAATTTGTGGACGCGAAACGCGGCATCTGCTGTCACCTATTCACGTGCGACTATTGCAGGCGTATCTGTAGCACCGGGTGATACTGACCTTGTATTTAGTACAACCACGAATTCTGGTGGCCCTGTTGAGCGTGTAAGGGTTCCACATAACGGTGGAATGGATGTAACCGGCGCACTTACTGCGACAACTGGCATCACTGTAGCAACAGGTCAGACTCAGCTTAGCAATTATTTGGAAGGCGAATACGCTGCAACACTAACCTGTGGAACAAGTGGGACGATAACTTTAGATTCTACGGTAGACACTTTAAGTTATACAAGGATAGGGAATAGAGTTCATGTTCAGGGCTATTTATCGGTTTCCTCGGTCAGCTCTCCGGTCGGTGATCTGCGCCTCAGTCTCCCATTTGTTTCAGGAACAGGATCAGAGCTATCCGGCGCACTTGTCGGAAAATGCGTAGTTGGAGACTCTGTCTCAAAGACTACGGGGGATTTCGTCACATTTATCAATGCGTCCGTTTCTTATGCAAGCATAGCCCTTCTCGGTAACACGTTACTAGATTTTACCGCCGCAAACCAAATCAAAGCCGCAACATATATAACCGTCAACTTTAGCTACGAGGT